GTGTAGCAATTTATCCATACGTTATTCCTACTGCTGTTACAAAAAGAAAGTTTGTGTTTGGTCAGGGTGTAGAAATACCAGAAAACATTAACACATCGTATAGCGGAACTTCTGTTTTTATTGATTATGCTTTTGCAAATTATTCTGCTAACTATCAGTATCCCAAAATTGGTTCTTGGAAGCAAGCCTTTAACGATAATACTTTAATTCAGGGCAAAGGTTTATCAGTATCAAAAAATCCACTTCCACAAATTATTCTGTCTTCAAAAACAGAAGATGAATTGTTTTCAGATTGTAATGCTGTTCAGTCATCAGACACATTAAACTTTTTTTCATTCAGGCCAGACCCTGACTGGGACACCGTTTCTGGGCATATCTTGTTTGAAAATTTTGATTTCTTAAAAAGTTCTGTGTCCGCTTTTTACGGATGCTTTAGATTGCCACAGTCATCTCCTCAATCACAAACTCTCTTTAGAATTGAAAAAGAAAACAGCAGTAGTTATTTTGCAATAGAGTTGCTTAATAATCAAATATCGTATTCTATGAATTATAACGGAACCTTACAAACGCTATACTCACCATTAGTGGCTGAGCCAGGAGAGTTAGTCGATGTTGGATTAAACATTCCAGCCTTTGTTGAAAGATTTGGAGATCAAGCGTCAGACTTCTTTGGATCTTTATCTGATTTGAGATTGTATGCAGGTGGAAAAAAGAACAACACTTCAACTTTCACGGGTAAAATTTATAAGATTGGCTTTTGTACAAAATACAATTTTCAAAAAATCAGGGGATTATTTAATGAACTAGGCGTACCAATATGGAATGAAGACCTATTCGCCATATACCAAAACAATCAGTTAATAGGAATAGATGGCGGAATAGACACAACATCAATGCCACCATCTGGAGGTGCAACTTCAACAGCCCTTGGTGCTATATCTGGTGGAGGAGTTTTTATAGATGATGAAGACGCACTTATTGATCATATCGCAAGTTATACGCTTGCTCCTAATAAGGTTTTTGACACTTATAAACTATCGGTATCTGCAAATGCTTACTGGGAAGATCAAATTCCACTAACTTATTTTGCTGAGTCTGTCATTGATAAAAGAGGAGACCAGTATTTTGATCTTGACTTTATTCAGTTTAACATTGACTATCCAGTAACATCAAAAACAATTGCAATAGAAACTGATCCAGTTGACTGGACATACGCAGAACTTGCAAACGAATACGGTCTGCCAGTTCAAAGAACTTATGAGTCACTTGACAATTATTTGTTTACTGGATATAACGATTACGAAGATCTTAAAAATAAAATAGCAAAAGATTATAGATATGATACAGACGGAGCAATTGTAAAAAGTTATGTAACTTTTCAATACACTGAACTAGGAGCAAATGCAACACCATTCTATTTTACAAAAACAGAAAGACCATCTAGAAATGGCATACTGGTTCCTGGCACAGACTGGATGACAACAAGATATGAGGTTGTAGATAATATGATTATTTATCCTCCTTCAGGCGTAGACTTTAATGATCTTTCTATTGTCACACATATTGATATGAACATTAAAGATTCAGATATTGGGAATGTTATTATTAAAAAACTTTCTTATGCCTCACAAGCATTAAACGAGTCTGACGCAAGTCCAATTGGAACAAGGTTTGGAACTCCTATTTATCCTTATACAAAAACAGGAATCTATTATGATTTTAAAAAACAAAACCCATTCTCGATATATAGTGGGTCATCATCATACCTTTACCTAACTAAGACAAGCGGAATACAGGTTAGAGGAAAGTATGATCCACTAGTAAACAGAGGTCTTTTGATTCCTATCAACACTAGCAGAGCAGATGATTTTAAAGCAATCGCAATGCAGATGGCCGTTAGATTTGATGGAGACTATTTTCCCTACGCACCTACACAAATATTTGAGATAGAAAGCAAAACAGCATATATAAAATTCTATATGGTTGCAAGCGATCCAAGCGGAAGAAGAGCAAAGATTTATGCAATAGATGCAAAGACTGGCTTGGTTCAGAATGGCATAGGTTTTTATTGGAATGGAAAGGTCGTTAAAGAGCCAGTTCTAACTCTTCAAGAGTGGGGATTCTTGGGTATAAGTTTTGCCGATAGTCTAATCTTCTCATCTTTCGAGGGAGCAATCAGACTAACAGGGCCACTGCTATTTAATAGTATTTCATACTATCAGTCAACAAACCTACAAGAAGTTCAGAACGTTTCAGACAGACCATGGTTTAGGGTTAAGGTTTTATCTGGCTCTGTTCTAGACTGGGAATTTTGGGATTCTCCTTCGTTTAACTGGAATAAGGTTCTTGTTTTAGCAGAAAAGAGTTTTTATGGGGTCAATCCAGCAGAGGTTTACAAGAGTTATACGGGAACTAATAAGTTGATTGTTGGCGATGATACCCCCGTAACGTTAAAGGATTACGGATATTCTGTGTATACGGATATTAACTGGGTCAAATACGTTGTTGATCCAGTATGATATGGTATACTTGTGGTTATGGATTCTTTAATTAACCCAAAAACTGGTGAACCAATTGTAAAAAACGTTAGACGACAAGTCATTGAAAAGAACTATGACTGGGGTCTTTATGTGTATAAAAAGGCAAACGGCAAGTGGTTCACAGATGGCAATGGCTCTGTGCTTAACATTCCTTCAGATAAAAACGATATTTCAAGAATGGCAGAACTCAAAAAGACTGCCATGCACTATGGAGATCCAGGGGATGGCACATGTGTATTTGTTCCAGGACTAACAAGAGTTTCTGAAGAAGAATATTCTGAACAAGTTGACAGACTAAATGCTGGACTTATCCCTTCTCTAAATGACCTTGGAGCAGTACAAGCAGCCAAGGACACTATTGCTAAATATGGGGATGAGGAGTAATCATGGAAGACAACGATTATGAAATCCACGCAAGAATTGATGATGCAATAAAGAAGGATGACACATTCTCAAAGTCAGATCCATTCAATGGTAACTGGGAAACATTAAAATCTCTTGATGGACTAGAAGCAAACTTTAAAAGACGCATTAGCAGATCTGCAACCAAGATGGTTGAGCCAACAACACAATATACGACTGCAGCACTTGCTGGAAAAAGCGGTATTGATGGAGCACAGTCAAAAGAGATAAATCCAGGGTTAGTATATGTAAATGGATATGGAATGTTTGATGTTATTACACCACCATGGAACCTTTATGAATTAGCAAACTACTATGACACTTCATTTGCAAACCACGCAGCAATTGATGCTAAGGTAGAGAACATTGTTGGACTTGGTTATGAGTTCAAGGTTTCTCAAAGAACAATGATGAGACTTGAGTCATCAGAAGATAACAGTGCAACACAGAAGGCAAGAAAGAGAATTGAAAGAACAAAGATTGAAGCAAGAGACTGGCTAGAGTCACTTAACGATGATGATTCTTTTACAGCCACAATGGAAAAGGTTTACACAGACCTACAGTCAACTGGAAATGGTTACCTAGAAATTGGTAGAACTACTCGTGGAGAAATTGGGTACGTTGGACATATACCATCAACAACAATGCGAGTTAGAAGACTAAAAGATGGATACGTTCAGATCATTGGAAATAAGATTGTCTACTTCCGCAACTTTGGTGCAAAAAATCAAAACCCACTAACAACAGATGCTAGACCAAACGAGATTATTCACTTTAAGCAGTACTCACCTCTCAACACATTCTACGGAGTGCCAGACATCATGTCGGCTATCAACTCACTACACGGAGACTCACTTGCTTCACAATACAATATTGACTACTTTGCAAACAAGGCAGTCCCACGCTACGTTGTAACACTAAAGGGTGCAAAACTTTCTGGAGATGCAGAAGATAAGATGTTCCGATTCTTGCAGACAAATCTCAGAGGGCAGTCACACAGAACGCTATATATTCCACTTCCAGGTGATAGCGAAAATAACAAAGTCGAATTCAAGATGGAGCCCATCGAAGACGGTATACAGGACGGCTCATTTAAAGAGTATCGTAAGCAA